CCGACTTGTCGTCGGGCCCGTACGTGAGATTCATTTCTTACGTCAAACTCTTGTTTCCCTGTAGGTAAACTTTTCCAGAGGTCCATCCCATGGCGAGCTTGAAACAGAGAGATCTGCGGGCGACAGTTGGTGGTGCATTAAAGTACTACCTTCCTAGTCCGTCGACGACTCTGCGTACGGCTCTTATGGGACAGAGGGACAGCTGTCAGTCTGAGTATGGGAAAAGGGACGTGGCTAACGCCTTGTCCATCTACCATATAAAGACCCAGTTCCCTCTCCTGTTTGGGCAACGTATTGTTTCCGGGGTTCTCGATCGAGAATTCATCGGGTTCCCTATCGGGAATAATACTGTTGCTCCTACAGACCCCCGCACCGTCTTCGGAACGCCATCAGTGGCGCAACTTAGTTCGGATGCGTGGGAAATACTTGCCAAGACAAATCCGTCACGTCCACATGTGAACGTGCCGGCTGCGATTGGCGAGTTGCAGGACCTTCCTCGGTTAGTCAAAGGTTGGGGAGACTCGATAATTCGAGACATCGCTCAGGGCAATTTGTCCTGGCGATGGGCTGTCAAACCGATGATTTCCGATGTGCGAAAGCTCGCGAACTTCACTAAAACCGCTAATCAACGGTTGAAGCAACTCGAGAGACTTAAGCATGGCAAAGTTATGAGGAGACGGTGCAACCTTGGTGCACAAACGGTAGCTAGCGGACCGACTCGGAGCTTAATACACTCCGAAGGTGCCACTATCTACGCCTTTGCCCGTAGTGTGTCAGAGTACCAGAAATGGGGCTCTGCTGAATGGAAGATTCTTCCAGACAGTGTTTTGCCGCAGCTAGACGATGTAGAGCTTGATCGCTTTAATCGTCGAGTTGCACTTGGCATAACGACTCACGGGGCACTAGAAGCAGCCTGGGAATTAACACCCTGGAGCTGGTTCATAGACTGGTTTTCGAACGTCGGCGATATGCTTGCCGCGACGAACAACTCAGTGGGCTGCACTTGGGGCAGGATCTGCGTCATGCGGACGTCCTACAGTAGGACTACGTATGATTTGGATCCAGTTGGAACTTCATCTTGGCCAACCTTTGATGGTTGGTACGATTTGGAGTTTCAACGCAAGGAGAGGTGGCCAACCTATCCTATTGTACCCGTTCCCCTTCCTACACTTCCCATCTTTGATGGTGGAAAGTTGTCGATACTCCTGTCTTTAGCTGCCCTCCGGCGCTGAGCCGGGGGAATCAGTTTTAGATTGGAGGTAACTCCCATGTTAGGAAATACGTTCGTTCTTCCGCAGGTTGGTGGAGACATCACCCTGCAGTTGATCAACCAGGACGGATACTCTTCGGAGTATCTGTTCAAAGACGCCACTGGCTCTTACCGTCTACGGATCCGTCATACCAAGACGTCTCCAACGGCGAGCCGTCCGGCTGCGTATGATCGGCACAACCTTGAAGTTGTGCAGACCATTTTCGCGGCCGGTGCCGTGCCCGAGTATGAACGAAAGTTCTACTTTGTCATTGAGCATTTGCCCAGTGACACCAGTGTTGCGCTACATGACGCCGTGGCTGATAAAATCATCCTGGCGTCTAACGCACTACTGACGGGTCTCTTTGGCTGGAATTCCTAAACCTGATCTGGCGTTGCTATAAAATAGCATCTCCCCCTCACTCGTTGTGAGGAGCCAGAGACAAGCATGGATTCCGGCTAGGTTGCAGAACGCGTTCCTCTAACAGCATGGGACATTTTGGAGGAGTTGATCCCCCTATGTCTAAATGCCATGTTAGGGAGCTGAGCAACGTGTACCGGGCGCTCTTCCAAGACGCAACGGACACGTTCCCGACGCTCGGGGCGGAGTTTGAGAAAGATCTCACCCGTCTCGAAAGTCTCGTGGAGCGAAGAGGAATACGAGTTTATCTCGTAGACCTCCCAGCTGTTTGCAAACACCTAGATAGGTGTCTTGCAGGCGGCCAGTACAATCGATCTGGTCTCCCGGCCACAAGCCGAGTGTCAGGTCGGGTAGTGATTCCGAAGTTTCTTCGGGGACTCTACCTACTGGTTTTTCACGAGACTGGACTCCTGAGGGAAGATTGCAGTACGGAGGCCATCTTCTTCCTACGACAGATCCTGTCGGTCGGTAAGAAAGCAACCTACCCCTGCAGCCGCCGCGCGGTAGAGGACGAAGTCCTCGAATTCGTGGCGACAGACAGCCAGCTACCAGAACCTGAAAAATTCTGGGACGCTTCGTCTCCCTCCGAGCTCGTCGAAGATGCGCCTTACGAAGGTTTTCGTAACTCGCAACTTCTAAGAAGTCGGACTGACACGTACGACCCGATCACTCGGGCCGAGCTGTCTATTTTCCTCACGAACCTCGACACTGTGTCGGGGCTAGTGACCGCAACCCTAGGGCCTTATAAGCCCGCAGATTGGAGGTTCAGGCATGGTCCTGGCGCTATTGCAGAGACTACGGCCATTTGTAACAAGTATTCTTGGAGCAATTGGTCCGAAGTTCTGGAAATGGAGTACCCTATTGCTGATTGTGGTTATCATAATCATAGCAGTTGGGCAGATAGGTGCGAGAATGGTGTTGGGGTCGAATCTAAGATTCCGACCTCACGCCTCATCGCTGTTCCCAAGACCTACACGACCCCACGGCTTATTGCCGCGGAGCCGTCAGAGCACCAGTGGTGCCAGCAAAACAGCTGGGACTACTTTGGCTCCCGTACCGGACGAAGTTGGCTCAGAGCCTTTGTCGCATTCCGCGACCAAAGACTCAACCAATCACTCTGTACGGAAGGCTCGGAAACGGGCTCGCTCGCGACCGTCGATCTTTCGGCGGCATCGGATCGAGTCACCTGTCACGTCGCAGGGCAGTTCTTCAGGGGAAACCCTGGATTGCTGCGAGCACTGCGTTCGTCTCGTACCCGTGGTTTAACACAAAAGCTGACGCAACGTGCGCCGGAGTTTGTGAAGCTGAGAAAATTCTCAACCATGGGTAGCGCCAACACTTTCCCAGTAGAGAGTCTGATATTCCTAGGTATTGCACTTGCAGCTGTCGCTACCAAGCGCGGTTTCAAGCGTTTACGCTTAGGGGAAATCAGGACTCTCGAAAAGGAAGTGGCCGTCTTTGGGGATGACATAGTTGTCCCCTCTGACAGTCGGGAGCTATTCGTACATGCTCTTGAAGTATTATTCTTCAAGGTCAACACACAGAAGTCGTTCTGGACTGGAAAGTTCAGAGAAAGCTGTGGAGTTGACTCCTTCCAGGGTATCAATGTGACCCCTGTGTATTGGAGGCAACCGTACGATGGCGGACCGGAGTCTCTATCAAGTGTAGTTGAGTGTCGCAATAACTTTTACAACAAGTTTTTGCTAAACACTTCGGCCTACCTTGAGTCGACACTACCACGGGGGTTACCCCAGGTAGCTACGAACTCCGGAGTCTTTGGTTTGAAGACTCGCTTTAGACCTCGTTATGACGAACTCCCACGTCGTTATAACGAACGTCTTCAGAAAGTCGAGGCGAGGGTTCTGTCGATGATATCGACACAACGCCGGACCCCAACCAATGACGACACTGCGTTGCTTCAGTACTTTACTGAACGACCAAGCCCAGATAATATCTGGGTGCATGGTGTACCGCAGCGGCCTCAACTTCGGATGAAGAAGAGGTGGGTTCCTCTAGAAGCTCTGATAGCTCAAACAGAGTGCTAGAGGGGACGACCGATTCTATCACCCGTGCGAAGATGCTCCATCAGGCTGAAGACATTCTCATGAACGATATGCCCATCATGCCCATCTACTTCTATGTTAACCAGAACGTCATGAAGC